TAAATATTGCTAACCACACATTGTTTGTACACGACAAACCTGTATATTTGCGTTGCGTTTGGTTGGAACATTAACACCTCCAATCTGGTGAACTGTCATTCACCTCCTTGTCCTATCTCCCTTGTCCGAGAAAAGACACAAGCCCATTGTCCTGTAACTTTGGGCTTTTTTAGTTTCTATTGTCAAGGTATCCTTCCTTGATGAGCCATTCAATCATATTCACGACAGCATCTAAGACATTTTCTTCCATAACCTCGTGCTTGCAGTCGTATCCCAGTTCTGCGTATTGGATGAACCAATACACGCTATCTTTTGTGATTTCCAAACTTAAATCGGGTCGGTTGCGTTGTGAAATCGTGGCGGGAAGCATTTCTATCAGCTTGGATAGAGACCAAGCCGGGCATATCTTGTCTTGATCCATATGCCCCACTATCCGTCTATATTCAAATGCGACCGGCAAGTAGAACTCGTCCAAATACATGTCCGCCGATTACGGTCTCACCCCGGCCTCTAATAGCCGGGATGATTGTTCTTTATTCGTGCAAATTTGATTCATATTATAATTCGTTGTTAAAATATTCCTTATTATCCATATTTACCCCTCCTGTATTATGACATCCCCATCCTTATCCGTGAACACGTCCACTAAATCGTAGTAATATTCCTTATCCGACGTGCGGATCATTACCTCCGCTTCCGGGTCTTGCTCTTGTAATAGAGCGATTAGTTCTTTATTTCTCATGATTATATCGCTATTAAGTCAAATAATGTCGGTGCGCTTACCTCCATCTCCGCTTCCCGTAGATAAGTAAGTCCGTCTTTCCAATAATCGTAATTGAGTTCTGTTGAAAGTCCCCTACGACCTAATTTGATGGCGCAATAAGGGACGGTACCGATGCCGCCGAACGGATCAAATATCAGTTCACCCTTATTTGAATACCGTTCTATCAGTCTCTCGACAATATCTAGCTGGAGAGGACAAATATGATTCTGTCGTTTCTTTTGCGACTGCCTCGTATTGAGCGTACGCATCCGGACGACATCATCCCATATCCAATCTTTTTTACTCACAGGATCAATGGCCATAAATGTTTTGGGTAATTTCCCGTATGCATCTAACTCTTCCGCAAACGATACGTGTTCCTCGAAATTGTAGATATGATCACGCTCGTAGTTACGGAACAAATGCCGAATCTTATCTATTCCTGCACCTTTTATATCTTCATATGACAATAATGAATTACCTGAGGATTTCCAACTTGCATGGGCATCTATCTGCCAACGGGCAAGCGAATATTCGTTCTTATTCTTGGTCACAGGCAAATCAGCGTATGCCCGTGATGTATCAGAGGGCAACTTGCGGAAAAGTAGTACATACTCCGGGCAACCAACACCCATCTTGGAGCCGTCTTTACACATTTCAGTATAACCAAGTCGATAAGTCTGGTTATTCTCCCTTACAACATCCGTATCAACCGTGATACGTCCCATATACCGGAAACCATGTTTCATGTAATGGAATACGGTCATTTCGCTAAACGGATCGATAGTTGGCATACCGTCTCCCGTAGCATTTCCGAACAAAACACGGTCTTTCACATGGATGCAAGCTAATCGCCCCGGTTTTAAGATACGCATCAGTTCGGGCGTGAGATAGTCCATCTGTTCAAAGAATTTATTGTTGTCCTCATTGTGACCGAAATCGTTATAGGTAGGCGTGTATTCGTAGTGGTTAGAAAATGGAATACTGGTAACAATCAAATCAATAGAATTACTTTCCATTTTCTGACATTCCAATACATTATCGTTATTGATTGCTTTCCATAACTTGCCGGATTTCTCTTCCCGACTGGCGAACATCCAACGCATCATCTTTTCCTCGGCCCGCAAACCGAACAGACCGTTTTCACGGACTATGTCGGTCATTTTGGAAACCATTTCCCGGTGTTGCGCCCATTTCTGCATGAAGCTTTTAAATATTTCACCCTCGCTTTCGGCATAGACCAGATAGAGATCAACGGGATGCTGCTGCATAAAGCGGTATATGCGGGCTATCGCTTGGAACTTATCGTTGAAGCGGTAGTCAATGAACATGATTGCCTTATGACAGTGGTACTGGAAGTTCAGACCTTCACCCAACATTTCGGGTTTGGCAGCCAGATATTTCAGACGGCCGTCTTTAAAATCTGCTATCACCTTATCAGCTTCTTCATCATCCTGCGAGCCGTACACAGCCTTGCATCCGGGTATAACCCGGCAAAGTTCTTCACGTTCCTTTTCCAAGTCGTGCCACAGAAGGAAATGCTCATCTTTATTCTCTGGGCGGTTAATGATTTCCACCACACGGGCAATCTTTTCTTGCATATTATCCCGGCGTTCTTTCGCTGCATCAGCAAGTCCGAGAGCAGCTTCACGAAACATCTTCACTTGTCCGTCACGGTCGGTACCGGCAGTGGAGTTATCCACGCTTACGACTTCTTCATGTACACGTAATTCCGGCAGTTCATATCCGGTGTCAGGATAACCAAGGTCAGATGGTTTGGTGAGGAACAATGCCCATGTGCTTACCCACAGCCAAAACTCCTTTTCCTTGTGTGGATATAGTGTCAAGTTATTCGCTTTCGTGCTGTCTCTCTGAAAGAAGCGAGTAAGAGCCTGCCCTGTATCCATCACACCGAGATAACCGGCATAGTGTATCAGTTCCTTGTATCTGTTTGGTGACGGTGTGGCAGTGGCAACAAACCTGTACGGTACTTCTGCGAACAAAGGAAGAAACTCTTGATAGGTCTTGGTACCGAAACCACGAAGTACACTCGCTTCATCCAATGATGTTGCAGTGAAATAGGACGGTTCTATTCTTACCCCGTCCTCTCCATCACGGACACGCTCGTAGTTCGTTACCATGATATCGGTCGGGCATATCATCACATCTGCCATAGTTCGGACATAAGTAACTTTCATGTGCAAATGTTGTTCTGCTTGCGTAAGAAACTCGACTACCACACGCTTGGGACAAACAATCAATCCCTTGCCTCCTTTATGGTTCAGGATTACTCGGAGTATTTCCAGCTGGGTGACTGTCTTTTGCATACCGAAGCTGGAGAATATAGCCCGGCAACCACCGGTTACCGCCCAACGGACTGTATCTTTCACATGAGGGTATAATGTCGGGGTAAGCTCATCAGGTTTAATCTCAAATCCGGATTGATGGCTAATGGCCATTTTCTCTTTCAGAAATTCTATATATGTTTTCATTAATTTTATTCTATTTATCGTCAATATAATTATCCTGCTTTCTCGAAAGCCTTCTCAAAGATCTCCGGCCTTAGCAAGGCGTTGCTTATCGCCGTGAACGCCTTCACGATCCCGGGCTGCTCATTTAAGTTTATTCTCACGTCCTTCCCCGTGACCTCGCTTGATAACCGGTCGCTCAGATATTCCACCTTGTCCAGTGTCAGATAGGAAATGGGATTGTACGCCAATGGGACGATCTTACGCATCCTGTCGCCGAAATAGCTTATCGTGATCCTCGACATCTGCGCTAGCATGTTTATTGTTGATGACAGCGAGGCGATCCGGTTCGTCATGCCCGATACCCCGTGATCCAGCAATATCTGGCTGATCGTGTAGTAATACCGGTCTATATGAGGCTGCACGTCCTCCTCCATGCTTTGCGTTATCTCCGCTAACGCCTCCTTGTTAGCCTTGGCTATCCGGAAGACGTTCGTGTTATAAGCGTCTATCTCCCTCTCGATAGCGTTGGCCGTCCGTTTGGCGTTATGCCTGTAGTGCTCGCTATTCCTTATGGCCTCCATGAGCGATATGGTGTAGTTATACACTTGGTCGTTCACGAAGAGGACCATATAGGTAAGCGACGTGACAAGTCCGTTCGTGTCCTTGTCGATCTCTTCCCAATCGTTGTATTGTTTCATGATTATTTGATTTTGATTACTCTCCTCATAGCTGAATGCGGCTTTCAACTATGATGAATGTCTTTCTTTAGAAAACTAAGTATATGTTGTATAACCTTGATAGTCCATCCATTGCCCAACAAACGGTATATCTGCGTATCAGAGCAATCCCATTTGTACCAATCAGGAACTGTTTGTAGCCTAGAGCACTCGATCGGGGTCAATCTGCGGATAGATGATGTATCCACTAGGGTTATGCCATTAGCTTGTGATCCTTTATATGAGGAGGCCAGTAATGTGTTCGATTTTCCGTCTTGATCTTTCAAGTTTCTTTCTTGTCGTACACTAAGTATGACATGGCTTCTTCCGCTCATCTCGGCTAACAAGGCCGGACATTGCCCATTCGCATCATATACCCTGTTTTGTTGATATGGCTGGATACCCCCGCTTTCCTTACTCTCATTTAACTGGATAATTTTATGGAGCACATTGTTCTGTTCCCATGCGTTTGACGATAAGGTTGGTGATTTACCACGGAAAACATTTCCCTTATTATTGCCCCTAGGTCTTTGAATGATCAGGTCCATATCCGAATGGTTCCCTGCTCCATGACCTCCAGCTACTAGACATGAGGCTTTATCCTGATATTTTCTTGGCATACCGGAGGTATTTATGATTCTGTAATTATGTCTGGGGTGAAGTCCCCCTCTGCCACCGGCACGTTGGCATGGTGCCTTCCCGTTTACCGAGATAAAGGTACCGGTGTTATTGCATGTGCCAACGGCCATCAAGGAGACCGCTTTATCCCCGTCGATCTGGGTGAATCGTTTCTTCATACGTTTATCGTTTGAGATATACCTAATAGCCTTCTCGCTCAGGTAATATTTCTCGTCAACCTCTTCCTCCAAGATATCCCTTAACAATATACCCTCGTCCTTTGGCTGCGGTATGTCGGAGTGGATCTCACCGAACAGCCCGACCTTCTTTGTCCTTATGTTCGTCCAATACCACCGGTTCCGGTTCTGGGCCGACACCAAATTTGAGTTTATGTTGACTGGATGAACGCCGCAATACTCAGTAATTACCCGCATGTGCTCTTTCTTCATGTTCACGTTCTCAAGCAAGAAGAACACGTCCGGGTTCAAGACCTTCACGTAGTTCAATATGTCCACGAATACGAAGAAGAGCTTGCTTCGAGGATCATCGAAAGCCAGTTGTTTGCCGGCGAAAGAGAATCCTTGGCAAGGACTTCCTGCCAGTATGAGATCTATCGTTCCCCAATCTATATCCCATTCCCTCCACTTGGTAACGTCCCCTAAATGTATCGTGTCAGGGAAGTTAAGTCTAGTTTGGGATATGGCGAACTTGTCAATCTCGCTAGCGTAATAATGCTCCGGTTCAATCCCGAGTTCTCTTAACGCTATCCGGCCACAAGACATTCCGTCAAATAAGGATAAAACATTCATGTCTCGCTCGTTTTAGCAAATACCACGCTTTCATGATCCGGCCTCAGATGGGCCATGCAAGCCTTGCTGTACTCGCAAAATCTCGCTCCATCGTCCCGGAAGACGCATCCCCTGCACGGGATCTTGTTCTGCCCGTTGTAGTACGGCCTGTACTTTTCCACGACGATCCTCATGTCTCCTACCAGCACGATCAAACCGGTAGGGGTGTTTCTCAATCTCTCTGTTATTTCCATGTTATCTTCTCCTGCTTTCTCCGTTTAGGATTATCACGTTAAAACTCTTGAATCTGTCCACCAGCCTAGTTCCGAACCGATTCTTGAAATCCGTGACGGATAGATTGGAAGTGATATGATACTTCTTCTGATGGGACTGGTATATCTCATATCTTGCGTATAGGAACTCGTCTATTACGCTGTTAAGGCTGGTACCATAGCTTTTTTGGTTCTCCGTCTCAAGACCAATATCGTTAAGGCAGATATCGAACGGGTTCCCTTCCATGCTTCCTTTCCCGGCTTCCTCGTTGTACGTGAACCTATCTATGTGACCATGGATCTTGTAATAGTTCATCATCTGGGTCACGGAGAGGTTCACGAAGCGTTTAGGGTTATCCGTCAATTTCAGGTAATCGGCGAATATCTGCATCATGAGCGTTTTGCCCGTTCCCGGATCTCCCACGATAAGGAGATTCTTGTGCAGCTTATAGTCTTCCTCCGGAAATACGGACTCGGCCAACGGGCAATCGTTGAAATAATACAACAGGAATCTCAAAACCTTGTCATTCCCCCTGTCTGTCTCGAATTGCCGCCTCTCGATCCCTAGGTAATTACAACCTAGCGCCTTTATCATCCGGGCGTGGCTGATGTACTCCGTATCGTCCGAGAGATCGTACCTAGAAACGTTCTGTATAGTCCTTGCGTGCTTCTTCACTAGGTTGAACACCTGTTTTTGCTGGAGCCTCTCTTTTTCCGTAGGCCCCCGCATGGCTTGTATAGCCTCCGAAAGTTTCTTTTCTTGTTCCTCCATTATGTTTTTTATTATAAGCCCTTAGTCCTGTCCCTTGCCACCAATAGGTGAATCGTCTCTTCACGTCATCTATCGTTTTTAGCGTATCGCCTTCCCCGGTGGATACCATCCAAGCTAGGAAGTTATCCAGCTCGCCGGGAATGAGGTCATTGAAAGCGACGCTCAATCCCGATATCTGGCAAGCGTATCTGCGCCATTCCTCGTCCCCCAATAACTCATTCTTGAAATTCTCGAAAAGCGTCTCACGCGTATTAAGACTCTCTCTTAAAGTATTATCTTTATTATTATTTGGGTTATCGCTGGGTTGGCACTGGGTTGTTCTATGGGATATCAATTGAGTTATCAAACTCTCTAAGTCGTTTATTGAAAGGTTGTTTACTGGGTTACTTTGTGGGTTGCTTGTTGGGATATTGCCATTATATTCGTTGTATTTAACAAGAGTTATGACATTCATCCCTTGGCTTTTATCCGTAGTTATCATTCCTTTCCGTTTTAACTTGGCAAGAAATGTCTTGACTTTTTGTTCTCCCCATTTCCATTTACCAGCGAGGAAACGGTTTGAGGCCGGATATTGTCCTCTCCCATATGTTATTTCTCTACCTCCGATACATTCAATCGTGTCGGTTGCCTCAAATCGTGCCGATTGTATTAGATCAAGCCACGCTTCGCACTCCGAGAATGTCCGGGCTGCTTCCCACATTTCATTAGAGAAAAACTTACGAGAGAGCATTATGAAACCCTTATCCATATATTAAAAATCAAAATCCGGAGACTCGCCGTCCTGCAAGGACTTTAGTTTCTGGTCTACAAGGTGTCTTACGTCCCATATGTTTACAGGTTGTATTTGCAGGTTCTCCGCTATTTGCCTTGCAACTCCCTCGGAGACGGGATTTATAGCGTATATGGCCCCCGATGAGAGAAAGCGGGTGAAACCGGGCTGGTTACTCGTATCCGGAACGTCTACCCGAAGCATATTGGTACCGGCCACGTTCTGTTCCGTACATCTTCCCGCTATCCTTGAATGGCCGAATAACTCGACCACGCACCATAAATCAAATTTCTCTTGTTCCATATTATCTTCTCTTTTTAAAAGTGTTACAAAATCTAGTGGAGTTAGCTACCCGTCCAGCATCATGTATGATGCACCAAACGCATAGCCCCTTGTGAGGATGTCCGTTGGCGCAATCGCCACATTTCACCTTTTCTTGCTTTTCTTGCTCGTCTCTCTTCTTCGCCATATCACCAAGTCTTTATTTTTATTGGTAGATCGGCGTACCACCAAGCCAGAATCGTAGCGTCACGTTGGTCTTGGTTCGTTCTCTTAGGCAAGGGACCGACTATGTAGGAGAGTTCCTCATGGGTTATCTTGCCCTCGTCCCCTTTCCAATGCTTGGTCAAAGGCTTTACCTCCTCGCAGGGAATCCCTATGTGCTCGCACATCTGGAGAAGCAATATCCCGGTTTGCTGGTTACGACCTACATACTTGGCTATCCTCTCGCCGGATTTACCCCTAGCCTTATGGAAGTTGCTTTTTTCGTTAAGCCATCCGGCCTCGACAATGACCACTATGTCTATCCCCTTGTATCTCTCTCTTGCCTCCTTTATGAAATCGACCAACACAGGGAAGGGGAGGCTCTTTAGAATTAACTGTCTCGTCGAAGGAGACAGTACGCATACGCCGGATTTATCTATGTCCGGGTCAACGGCTATCACTAAATCATGTTTTTTCTTTCCCACGGATTCCTCCTTTCTTTATCGTTTATTAGTAAGAATACGGCCAATATCAATGCGATCAGTCATAGTATCGCAGTGATAAGGTATATGGCCATTGTCAAGTG